GTCTGACCCCCGAGCAGTCTTTGGCAGCCCCGGAGCATAAAGCTAAATATGGAACCTCGCCGGGGGTTTCTTACTCAACCCGGCACACTTTCTCTTTCTTTTTGTATTTTTTCCAAGTAATATAGTTGTTGTATCTAGGGATAACCTTGTCCTATCGACTGACCTAGCAGACAAGCCAAGACAATAGGACTTATTTTTTCAGGAGAAAAAATTATGGCAAAATCAACCTTTTCAGGACCTGTAAGATCCCTCGCTGGATTTATAAGTGCAGGCTATAGCTCTGTTGTTAGTTTAACGGCTGACACAACCATAACGGTGGCTTCTCATGCCGGTAAGGTATTACTGTGTAATGATGCGGACGGGGTGTTTACACTTCCTAGCATTGTTGTTACAGAACCTACGGATAAAGGGGATCCAAACCAATTATGTAATTTAGGTGCACAATTCACTTTTATTGTCGTAACGGCAGCAACTGACATGGACATCACAACCGATGGCACAGACAAATTTGTCGGTGGCGCTTATACCGGTATTGACGACAGTGCAGCAGGTAAGACTTTTATCTCTGGCGCATCTAATGACACCTTTACACAAAACGGCACAACTAAAGGCGGTTTGGCAGGAAGCATTGTAGTTATTACTGCAATGGCAAGCGCTAAATACCATGTTGCGGCACAGCTACTTGGTTCAGGAACTTTAGTAACACCATTCGCTGACGCTTAATAGGGGGTAGATTATGGCTAATACAGTCACAGGACCCACTATTCAATATGATTATGACAAGAAATTAGTCACATATTGTTCTGTTTACTCAGATGGAAGCGCTAGCAGTACCACTTTAGTTGACGTTTCAGCTTTGAACCAGTCGGCGAATAAAGAAACATGCACGCATGTAGCTTTAAATAAAATATGGTACACCGTGAGCGGCGCCCCCGATGCACCGGCATCACTTGATTGGGACGCAACAACGGACGTTACTTTTTTGACCCTAGCTTATGACAATATGTTTGATTTCAGCACCATTGGGGGCTTGGTTAATACAGAAGCGTCTGGCTATACTGGCGATGTTTTGTTTGTTATTCCATCAACCTCCGATGCAGGAAATGAATACACAGTCTGGTGCGAATTCATAAAATATTATGAAGCGCCTAATAATTAGAGGTAAACCATGCCAGGAATGAACGAAAGAAAAAGATATATGAGAGGCGAAACCAAAACGGCTCGCGGTGATTACGGCGATAAAGCCGGTGTTTCTAATTATAAAAAGAAGTATCGTAGGCCTTAATCATGGCGACTTCAGGGACAACAGCGTTTGACCTGAACGTTGATGAGTTGATCGAAGAGTCTTTCGAGCGTTGCGGGCTGGAACTAAGAACAGGATACGACCTACAAACCGCTAGGCGTTCTTTAAACCTCATGTTTGCTGAGTGGGCCAATAGGGGCCTTAATCTTTGGGTTATCGAGGAGAGAACAGAGTCTTTAACCGAAGGCACTGCTAGTTATGACCTTGATGCAGACTTAGTTAATGTTCTATCGGCGGTCATTAGAACCACTTCTGGAAGCACCACAACCGACTATCAAGTAGACAGAATCAGTCGAAGCGACTATCACTATCTTCCAAACAAAAGCACAAAATCAAGGCCAACTCAATTTTATGTTGAGAGGAGCATAACACCTAAACTGTATTTATACCCTGCCCCAGAAAACTCTACCGACGTATTTAGATATTACGCACTTACAAGGATTCAAGATGCAGGAATTTATACCAACACTTTGGACATTACTTTTGAGTTTTTACCGGCAATGGTTGCTGGACTTGCATATTATGTAGCAATGAAAAGAGCCCCTGAAAGAGTGCCTCTTTTAAAACAAATATACGATGAGGAGTGGCAAAGAGCGGCTTCGGAGAATATAGACACAGTAAGTTCTCGTTTTCTCCCTGCTAGGACAGTTATATAATGGCTTTTGCAAGCGGAAAAAGAGCTTACGGAATATGCGACATATCGGGTTTTCGTTATCGTTTAAGGGACATGAAAAAAACCTGGGACGGTTATTTAGTGGGCCCCGATCAATGGGAACCTAAACAACCTCAACTGGATCCACCACACTTCACCGCTGATGCGGAAGCAATAAGGAATCCACGGCCCGCTAGAGTAGAGCCTGTTGCAGAAGCCTTATTGACAAACAACCCTTTTTTATCTACAGCCAGTAGCGCTGTAGTAACTGTTTTTGAGGACGACCATGGAAGAACAACTGGAGACAAAGTTAGGTTTAGAGGAACTTCTCCTTTTGCTGGGCTCTCTTCGTCTGCTTTAGAAGACCCTGACGGTTATTCAATTACAGTTATAAACACGGACACCTATAGCTTTGGCGTTTCTTCGGGAACCGCGGACAGTGCTACAAGAGGTGGCGGTGGTTTTGTTTCGGTAGGACCTGCTCAGACGCTTTTGCCCTTAAACCCTTTTCGAGCACTTGCCTCTGGAGAAAATGCAATTGTTCAAGCCACCGAGTTTAAGCACAATAGAACAACCGGGGACACGGTTCGTTTCCGTGAAACTGAAGCCTTTGACGGAATAACAACCACTGTACTTGAGGTTTCAAGTGGATATACAATAACGGTTGTAGATGACAACAATTATAAATTTACTTCAACCGGGACCGCAACAACGGGGAACGTTAGCGGTGGCGGTTCTACAACAACGGCGGGACCAACAACATGAGTTTTACATATAGTGGACTAAAGACAACGGTGCAGAATTACATGGATAATTCTGAAACCACTTTTGTAAATACGTTGGACACGTTTATACAACAAGCGGAAAACCGTATATTTAATACGATTGAACTCAATGTTTTTCGTAAAAACGTTACAGGGACGGCTGCTTCTGGGAACGCCTATCTTTCTGCGCCTACAGATTTTGTTGCACCCTTAAGTTTAGCTGTTTTAAACAGTAGCAACGAGTACACCTATCTATTGTTAAAACACCCTAGTTTCATGCGTAACTACACGCAATCGGCAGCCACTACAGGAACACCTAAGTTTTATGGTCAGTTTGACGACGATACTTTTATATTGGCGCCAACGCCGAACGCCAACCTGACATTTGAGCTGCATTATTTATATGAGCCCAATTCACTAACAACAACGGGGGACAGTGGAACTACTTGGGTTTCAACAAACGCCCCTGATCTATTGCTTTATGGAACTTTAGTAGAAGCCAGTATTTTTATGAAACAAGACTTAAACGAAACAAACATGTTTGAACAACGTTTTCAAAACGCTCTTATGAACACGATTTCCTTGATGGAAGGAAGAGCCACAAGAGACGAAAACCGTTTCGATAGACCAAGAGGACTTGTTTCTCCTAAACAACAGCAACAACAGTAAATGATTGAAGAAAGTCTGAAAGGCAAAAAAATTGCCGTAGTTGCCATGGGCAGAAGTCAAATAGATTATCATTTGTCCATCAGCCATAGTCAACAATACGATGAAGTTTGGGCAATAGGCTCAATGTGCGCAGTCATAGCTCCAGACAGAGCTTTTATCATGGATCCCGCAACAAGGTTTTTTGACACGTTTGATGCAGGACCTCAAACCCATGTTATGCGCAGAACACTACCAAGATTAGATGTTCCAATTTATTCTTGTGTAAAAGATAACCGTGTTCCTGGTATTGTTCTTTATCCTTTAGAGGAAGTCATTCAGGAAACAGGGTGCGCTTACTTTAATAATTCTATTGCGTACGCCATTGCTTATGCGTTGTATCAAGAAGTAGGATCTATCAACATGTTTGGCGCTGATTTTACATACAAAACCAACGTGCATTTTGGAGAGATGGGACGAGCATGCTGTGAGTTTTGGCTGTCCAAGTGTATGCAAAAAGGAATTGATGTAGCGATTGCACCAAGCTCTTCGTTACTAGATACTAACGTGTCTACAAAAGAAAAATTATATGGATACCATAGGCTTGATGATCCACCTGTGGTATATTTAGACAAAGGTGAATTAGCTGTTGGAAATCTTTCGGAAGTTTTAGAAGAAAAACCACTTACAGGACTTTCGGGAAGACAAGACATTGGTCCACCAGAACCAGAGAAATATTAATGGAAACTGATTCATTTAAAATCTCCATAGGAAACCTTGGAGTAAAAACAACACATGGTAGAGGCCATACAGTAGAAGAAGTTGCTGAAATGGCTACTAATAAATTGGTTTCGGTGAGCGACACAGCGCCGGAACCGATCAAAGCGCAAGCCCATGCCTTCAGAAATTCGTGTCAAGTTATTATTGCTCATTACATGCGTGAGGCAATTAAAAACCACATGTGTACGATAGGCAATCAATTAGAAGCGCAAGGACACAAAGACCTTGCGGAAATTATTAGGAGGCTATAATGGCTATAACACAAGCAATGTGTACTTCTTTCAAAAGTGAGCTTTTGCAAGCGGTGCATAACTTTAAAGCATCTGGAGGAAACTCCTTTAAGCTTGCTTTGTACACTAGCTCCGCGACCATGAGTGCTTCTACCACAGCCTATAGCACAGGACAAGAAGCATCGGGAACGAACTATACTGCGGGTGGAGCAGCTTTAACAAACGTCAACCCTACAACATCAGGAACAACTGCGTACACTGATTTTGCTGATTTGACTTTTGGAACAGCTACTGTCACTGCGAGAGGTTGTATGATCTATAATGATACAGCTACTGGCGATCCAGCAGTTGCCGTTTTTGATTTTGGTGGAGACAAAACAAGTACAGCAGGTAGTTTTACAATATCTTTTCCAACCGCAGACGCAAGTAACGCTGTTATTAGAATAGCGTAGAGTTAGCCAATGGCTAATATCACTGGCTGGGGTCGGAGCACCTGGAACTCTGGCACTTGGGGTAATCCAGTACCTGTTGAGCTTACCGGCTTGGCGGGAACCGGTGCTGTAAGTTCTTTAACCATTACCTGTGATGCCAACGTTGCAGAAACAGGGGTGGCAGCTACTGGTGCGGTAAGTTCGCTTACGGTTACAGGTGTTGCTAATCTTTCGGTCACAGGATTAGCAGGAACCACTGCTTTAGGCACTGAAACGGTTAGTGCTGATGCCAATGTTAGTGAAACAGGTTTAGCAGCAACAGGCGCGGTTGGCACAGTTATTGCTAATGGTACCGCCGTTACAGGCGTTAGTGGAACAGCATCGACCGTTTCCCAGGGCGATGAAACAGTTACCTGTGATGCCAATGTTTATCCTACGGGATTAGCAGGGACAACCTCGTTAGGAACAATAACCCTAGAGACTAATAATGTTATATCGGTCACTTTGGATGCGATGACAAGCAGTCTGGGTGATATAACAGCTTCAACTCATGTGACTATTGCAGTTACAGGGCTTGCAGGAACCGGGCATATTAGTCAAGTATTGGTTTGGAGCCAGATAATTCCAGGACAAGACGCTGAATGGGCCGTAATTGACGATTCTCAAACACCGAATTGGTCGGAAATAGATGAATCTCAGTCCCCGGATTGGACAGATGTTGCGGCATAGATGTATAAAGACTATAATCAATTAAATAAATAGAGGCACATAATGGCAACCTATGTAAATGATCTAAGACTAAAAGAAATTGCTACAGGGGACGAATCGGGAACCTGGGGCACATCAACCAATACAAATTTAGAATTGGTGGCGGAAGCCTGGGGTAGTGGCTCAGAAACCATTACAGGTACTTCTCACACAATTACAATGGCAGATGGTACATCCGATGCAGCGAGAGCTTTTGCTTTAACGCTTGCAGGATCAATTACCGCAACGAATACAGTTACTCTCGCACCGAACACAGTCAGTAAAACGTGGATTATTCAAAACAACGCGGGTTATCAAGTCACCATATCTCAAGGCACAGGCGCAAATGTCGTCATTCCGAATGGCGGAATCAAGATGCTTGTTACCGATGGTGCTGGAGCAGGCGCAGCAGTCACCGATGTACTAGATATGACAGGCGGTACAGGAAATGTCGGACTAGGTTCTGGATCACTCGGTACAGCCATGACCACAGGAACAGACAACGTAGCCATAGGTGAAGCTGCACTTGATGCGTTTACAACAGGCTCGGACAATACGGCAGTGGGAGACAATGCTGCTGGGGCAACGACAACTGGAGATAATAATGTTGCGGTGGGTAGTGCAGCGTTGTTGGTGAATACCACAGGAACAGCTAACGTAGCTATTGGATCATTAGCCCTAGATGCCAATACAACGGATTCTTATAATATAGCTATTGGTCATGCAGCCTTAACAACAAGCGATGGCGGTGTTGGAAACACGGCAGTTGGTTATTCTGCTGCAACCTCTTTAAGCACTGGAGATTATAATGTTGCTGTTGGTTATCAAGCCTTAGACTCTAATACAACTGCTTCAAATAACGTAGCCATGGGTACTAATGCTGGTGGCGCTTTAACTACTGGTGCAAGTAATGTTGCTATCGGAACTAGCGCACTTCTTACAGAAGATGGTCATGGTAACAACGTGGCGGTAGGTTTTGAAGCACTTAAAGTACAAAATGCTGGTGCAGACGCTTATAATACAGCAGTTGGATATCAAGCTGGAGTAGCAAACACCACGGGCACAGCAGTAGTTGCTGTAGGTGCATCAGCATTAGACGCTAACACAACAGGGGATTCTAATGTGGGTGTTGGAAATAACGCGCTAGGAGCTAACACCACAGCCGATAACAACACAGCTGTTGGTACAGACGCTTTAGCAGCAAACACCACAGGCACAGGAAATTCAGCTTTTGGTCACACTTCTCTAAACAACGCTACTACAGCCGATAATAATACAGGGTTTGGTAGAAATACTTTATCATCAACCACAACAGGACATAGTAATACAGCCGTGGGTAAATCTGCTTTGTATGGTAATACAACAGGTAATTATAATGTTGCTGTTGGTCTTAATGCTGGTCAAGGTACAACAGGCAGTAGCAATACATCAGTTGGGTATGAGGCTTTAAAAGCTGTAACCACAGGACAAAGAAACGTAGCCATTGGTTATCAAGCGATGGATGCAGCGACTACAGGATCAGATAATGCTGTGGTAGGTGTTTATGCGGGAACGGCGGTCACTACAGGAATCGAAAACACACTGTTAGGTTATTATGCGGGTGCTGCAATAACCACTGCTGACTATAATACAGGGGTTGGTTCTGGAGCATTACAAAACAATACGGCAGCGAATAATACAGCGGTTGGAAGAACAGCACTGTATGCAAACACCACAGGTGCATCAAATGTAGCCGTTGGTCAAGGCGCACTAGACGCTAATACAACAGCCGCTAACAATGTAGCTATGGGAGTGAACGCTCTAGGAAAAAATACCACAGGAACTTCTAACGTGGCAGTGGGTAAAGGTGCTTTGAGTGAAACGCTTACAGTGGATAATAATACAGCAGTTGGTCATATTGCCTTAACAAACAGTGTAGGTGCAAACAACACAGCGTTGGGTGCTAGTGCTTTAACAGCAAATACGACTGGGGGAGCAAATACAGCAGTTGGAAAAGATGCAATGACATCAAATACAACAGCCAGTTATAACACAGCAATGGGTTACGATGCGCTTGGGGCTAATACCACAGGGTCATCAAACGTAGCTATTGGCTATG